TTGAAATACATTCACCTATTTTGAAGTTTTCTGTTGATGCTGCGGATAAAGTAAGTGTATGTTTTGCCCATGTAAGTGTAGAAAGGTCTACTTTCTTTACATCTGATTCTGATGCATCAGAAAAGAATTTTGCAATGTATTTTTTTTCGTTATTTACTAGTACTTGTGTTTCAGCTGCCATCTTCTATTTCCTCTGAACTTTCCGGCTCTTTCGAGTCTGTATTCTGTTTAGTTAAAAAAGTTTTAGCGAAATCTTGTTTTTTTCCTTCTAACGATACCATCACTTTTTGTTGGAGTACATCACCTATCGCTGATTTTACTCCTGCTGCATCATCTTGAGCAGATAATGCTACGATATCACCAATTGTAGTTTCATCAGACATAAAATTTCCTCTATTATTCTAATTCTATTATATTTATACTATTTATAAATTTTACCCAGATATAACCTTTAAATCTGGCTTATTTGCCGCGGGATCAAATTCCCATTGTTGATCTTCTGATTCTCCACCACCTTCACCTTTTTCTTTCTCCATCTGATCTTTCATATCATCAATTTCTTCTTGAGTTAATTTAAGAATGTGTTTATTAACATACTCTTGAGAGAAAAACTTACCAACAACTGCATCTCTATAACCCATATCATTTACTAACATACCCAAACGTTCTCTCATCATAGTTGCTTGTTGTAATTCGGCAAAATGTGAATCTGATTGCCATTCATAGATAATTTTATCTTTTATGGATAACCAATCAACAGATGAAATAATTCCTTTAAGTAATAACTGTTTCTCTATGAGATCATTGAATAAAATATTGAATCGTGCACGTAATCGTTCAATGAAACGAGTAAATTTTACTTCATCTCTTGAAATTTCTTCTGCTCTTCCTAGTATAAAACCTGAATCTTGTTCTAACCGTGAAGGGGGAACATTAAGTGCTTTGTATAGTTTTGTTTTGAAGTAATCAACATCAGCCAACTCACCAAGGTTCTCCCCTCCCGGCAATGTTGTAATTTCTGTACCTCTACCACCTTCTCTACGTGGAAGCCAGTAATCCTCTAGCATACTCATGTGCTTACGTTCATCTTTGATTTCGCCTGAATTAGAATCATATACAAGTTTGTTCTTGTATTTGTTCATAATATCACGTAGATACTGTTCTGCTTTGATCTTAGGTAGATTACCAACATCAATGTAGAAAATTCTACGTTCAGGAGCACGTGAGATACGATAGATGACCACCGCATCTTCTAACATTCGTAACTGATTGAGTGGTTTGATTGCTTTGTGTAGATGACTTAAAACTTGTTTTCTATCTGGATCTAGTACTCCAGAATGTACATAAGAAATGGAATCATTAGCAATTTGTATTGTATGTCCACCGCCTTGTTGAGAAATTCCTTTTTCATTAAACAAATAATATTCTTGATATCCACTTGTATCAAGTTCTGGTCCTTGTGATCCTTCTGTTATTCTAGGCTGTCTAACTTTTTTTATTTTAAGAGGATCAATTGGACGTAGTTCTAATATACCACGTTTAGGATTTCTATCATCTATAATAACATGAAAATATAACCTACCATCAACATACCATTTTCGAAATAGTTCATAACCAACTTTTCGGAAATCAAGTAAACGAACTAGTTCAGAAAATTCTTCTTTTATACTTTCTTTGATTGTATCTGATAGATTTGATTTTTCTAGGCTAACACTAACAGGGGATTCTTCTCTGTTCGTAACGACAGCTTCATTAATTACATCATCTATTGCTTGATCACATTCAGGAAATGTTGACATTTCTCTATATTTTCGGATCAATTCTTGTTCATTTTTAGCGTAACCCTCTAGATCAACATACGTACCGTATGCACCTCCAGAAGGAGCAACTTCAAGTGCTCCATCTTCTGGCTCTGGGAGAGCAAAAGATTTTTTTACTTTTTTATCTTGATCTGTTCTTCCTATAGAAAATCCAAATAATTCAATTGCCATACATTCTTCCTAATAGGTGAAATGGGAGCAGAATAATTCGCTCCCATATATAATTGTTTCTGACATTAATATTTATACTACTAATTATGAGCCTCGTGGTCCGCCACCACCGACACCTGCACCTGATGCAGCTGATCTCCAGTAGTTGTATTCCCATGTAATGTCAAAAGTTTGAATATCATTTGTGTCCCATGATAAGGCTATTTCAGCACAAGAAGAAGGCCACACATCTATAAATTCATAGTGTTTAGTAGGACTTGCTTCATTACTTGTCTTAGAAAATTGTTTAACTGTTAATTTTCCAGTATAAGAATTTGAACCTAAAATTTTCATCATACCAGGATCTCTTTTGTTTGTTGCATGAGAATTAATTCTCTCCATCCAACTTTCAATATTGTTTCTGATAGCCATATCTTCATCATTATAAACTGATGTTGTTATTTGACCGGCCGCGCGATTACCTGGAATATTCAAAGCTCTTCCCATAAATGTAACTGTAGCTACATCTATAGTTGATGCTGGAAATGATACACCCTTACATAAAAATTTAAAATTATCTACTGATCCAGCAGTACCTTTATTATCTGTAAGTTCACATTGAAATAAACTAGCTAATGCTCCGCCTTGACTTAAAGCTGAGGTAAACGTATCAATGTTAAAATTTGCCATATTTTTCCCCGATGATTAAATTAAGATGGATGGGGAAGCTTATTTTTACAAGTGCACTCTTCAGCAATCACCGTCTTCCCCCATCTTTAATAACTTGTTGTATTACTATTTATTATCTTGCACCAATAATTTCACTAAATTCAACACCAGAACGTACTGCTACGAATTGTAGTTGTATGAAGTTAATTGAACGAGATGGTTTTACGTAAATGTCTCCTCTGAATTCATTACGATCAACTACATCTGGAGGATTATTACTATCGTCACAGACAACAGCAAAATCTTGTACCCCGCCTCTTCCTTGAATATCTCTCAAGAAAGGTTCAACGGTTGATGTAAATCTTGAACGTGTGAACGAATCGTTAAATTCAAATAAGAAAGATTCTGCCATTCTTGCGATAGACTTCTCTAAAAGAATAAACAACCGTCTTACGTTGATTCTATCAAACGCAGAAGGTTTAGCTAATAGAGTTTTATCACCAAAAAGAAGTATTCCACTTCCTGGCATTGCTGTAACAGGATTAACTCCATTTTTATAAAGTTCATCCCTCTGTGTCTTATTTGGATTAAAAGGAAGTTTGATTGCATTACGGATATTACCACGTTCAATTCCGGCTGGTGACCAGAAAGGATCACGGGAAGAATCTGTAAATGCACAACATCCTGCAATATCACCATTCAATGGAACATATCTGTACACATCGTTGTACTTATCGTACATATATTTCCATCCAGAGTCCATAACTGCATAAGAAGAACTAGGCATAGAATTTCTATGACCAACTACATCATCAGTTTCGCTTCCAGCGTTATCAACAACATTTGCTTGAAGTGGTGAAACAAAAGCCACACAATCTTTACGATATTCTGCAATATTATTGATACAATGGATTTGAGTTGCGGCAGTTGCGTCGCCAGTCATTAGAAGTGTTACATCAATCTTCTCGGCATTTTTGAATTCATCAAAACCTGTCTGAACATTTCCGGCTGTCGCGGTTGAACCTGCGGCACCACCTGTCATACTTCCAGATATGATAATTCCTTTACCATTAAATGTTCCTGATGCTGCTCCACCCCACGCTGTTGTTGCAAGTGCAGAATCTGCATCACCAGAGGCGTCATGATCCATCCAACGAACATACGCGGATTTTTTATTTACTAAATCTTTATAGTAAATACTTTGACCATCTTCACCTTTAGCTCCACCGGCAACTGAACCAGTATAAGTTTCTACTACTGTATTGTTTGCTCCGGTAAATTCTCCATCTTCATCAATAACGGCAATATGAATTTCATCCTGTGCTCCACTATTTCTTGCACAATGTGCGGAAGTAGTAGGATCACCATCAAAAGAATCTGCATATTCCCATTTTCGTGACCAGGTGTTAGCAGTAGCTGCGGCAACAAAAGGTTGTGAAACAGTTAATGAGGTATTACTTGCGATTGCTGAAACTCTACGTTCTTCGTTAGTTCCGACAAGTTTTACTAAATCTCCTACATTTACCTGAAGATCAAATAATGTACTAGTTCCCGTAACAGTTACGCCATTAGCACTCGCGGCACATGTTCCAACCATTTGAGAAGCAGGCTCACTAAATCCTGATCTCTTATGTCGAACAGCGGCACCAGAAGTAATATTTGATCCATGTGCACTACGTGCAGTTGCGGCCGTAGCTGAAGCTATTGCAGCTATTACTAACTTCTTAGTACCTAATGTAATAACATCTCCTACACTTAACTCTGTAGTAAATGTTGTACCTGATCCTCCAAGTGCACCACTAGTTTGAGTCCATGTCATTGTTCCCGTTAAGGCAACATCTGTATTACTATTAAGTGTTCCATCACTATTTGTGTTTGCCTTTGAGGCACCACACATTGAAACTCTTAAACTATTTCCTAGGTCTCCGGCATATTTTGC